GTCATGAAGTTGGTCACGCACTATACACTACTCTTGACGAGTACTCAACTAAAAATCCTCATAAAGATGTACCTTACTTCTCAGGCTATATGAATGTGCTTGAGGATGTACGTATTGAGAAACTAATGAAGCGTCGTTATCCTGGCCTTCGTAAGTCATTCAACGCAGGATATAAAGAATTAAACACACGCGACTTCTTTGGTATCGCAGCTGGTGATTTTAAGAATATGTTATTGATTGACAAGATCAACTTATATTTCAAAGCTGGTTACAACTGCGGAGTTACTTTTAACGAAGAAGAGAAAGCATTCGTTAGACGCGCTGAAGAGACTGAAACATGTAAAGACGTTATTGACTTAGCTAAAGAGATCTATGACTATTCTAAGAAAGCTATGGAAGACAAGATCGAAGAGATGAAAGCTCAATCAGACGAACATGATGAATTTGATGAAGAAGAAACGGCTGAAGAGCAAGAGCAACGTACATCTAACGCTCTAGATTTTGAAGCTGACGAAGAAGACACTGATGAAGTGCCTGATGAAACACCATCACCATCAACTATGAACGATCCATTGCAGGATCTTGAAGACAACATCGAAGATCAGTTAGAGTCACAGACTGAAAAGAATTTAGAAAATAAACTTCAAGAGCTTGCTGATACTTCAATCGAATACAAATATATCACAGTGCCTAAACAATTTAAGGTTAGTCCTTTGGTAACTTATAAAGAAGTATTCGAACAACACGCAATCTATCAATCAGAATGGGACAGCAACGGTGGATACAAATTAATTACTGAAGATGACATTGAAAATGCTGAGAAGTTTAAAGCATCATCTAAAAACGTAGTTAGCTACTTAGTAAAAGAATTTGAGATGCGTAAGTCAGCACAAAACTATAAACGTGCTAAGGTCGCAAAGACTGGTTCATTAGACGGTAAAAAGCTTTATGCTTATAAACTTAACGATGACATCTTCAAACAAGTGATGTCTATCCCTAACGGTAAGAGCCATGGCATGGTATTCTTATTGGATTGGTCAGCTTCAATGGATCATGTGTTAAGACCAACTATCGAACAAGTCATCTCATTAGCAATGTTTTGTAGAGGTGCTCAGATCCCATTCCAAGTATTTGCATTCACAAATGGTTGGTCTGATAATAAGTACAGAAACGAAGATGGCACCCGTATGATTTTAGCTGGTGACTCTGAAGTGGATATCTATGGTCTTACTATGATGGAGTTATTCTCATCTAAGATGTCTCAATCAGAATTTAACAAGATGATCAATATTAGCTTATCACGTTACTTCAATAATCTTGGTAACTTCAAGACATCAGGCACTCCATTAAATTCTGCATTAGCATGGTTGTACAACTATATCCCAGAATTTAAGAGTAAGAACGGTGTAGAAAAGATGACACTCATCACATTGACTGACGGTGAAGGTGAATACTTAAGAACTGGATTTGATCAAATTAGAATGCGTCGTCAATCACAAGGTGAACGATATATCACAGTGAAGCCATTCTTATCTGATACAGTAACTCGTAAGAACTATACAATGTCTGATAATGCTGAGCAAACCAAATCACTCTTGCAGATGATTAAGGATAGACACGCTATCACTACTGTAGGTTTCTATATCACACGACCAACGTTCAGATACTTACACAGTGCGATGGTAGCACACTATGGTCATGGATCACACATCTCAGCTATGGGTATAGAAGACATGAAAAAAGAGCTTCGTAAGAATGGATTTGCTTCAATGAAGGATACTGGTCGAGACGAGCTCTTCATAGTGGCTGACTCCAAAGCTAAGATCTCTGAGGATTCAGAGCTTACTATAGGCAAAAAAGAGAGCGCTGCCAGGATCGCCCGGGAGCTTACCAAGAAGCTCTCCAATAAGAAGACCAGTCGCATATTGCTTAACCAGTTTATAGGCCTGGTGGCATAAAGCTAATGAAATCAATAACTTACATAAAAGGCCAAACAAATCAATAACTTAGGGCCTATGTACATTAAATACAAAACAGGATATAATGGTTTTATTAATTGATAACGGAGAGATTAAATTATGAGATATAAAAGTGAACAAAAGCTTGAACTCCAAGCTAAACTATTTGAGACTTATCCAGGCCTAGCTAAAACTCCTGAGATATCAAAGGCCGACCTTATGGCCGTGGTCAACTCTCTAGGGTATGACACAATGCCTTGGTTCATGATTGCTGGACAGGTATCACGCGGTGTTTATAACGTTAAGGTGCCAGCTGTAATTCCAAAGCCAACTTTAACTGTCGTGAAGGACGTGCCTATCAGAGAAGAAGTCATTGTGAACTTCGATAAGCCTGAGACATTAATCCCGGCCAAGGACCCGAACTATGTACCTTTCGGCAACTATTCGGATCTCGAGATGATTATCAAAGCTGGACTTTTCTATCCATCTTATATCTCTGGCCCTACGGGTAACGGTAAGTCCACTATGATCGAGCAGATCTGTGCTAAGTTTAAAAAGCCACTCATTCGTGTTAACCTTAACATGATGTCTGACGAAGAGCAACTCATCGGTGCCAAAACTTTGGTCGATGGTAACGTACAAATCGTGGAAGGCCCTGTGCTGATCGCGATGCGTAATGGTTACACATTACTCTTAGACGAGGTCGATGCTGGTAGTGCTAACACGCTCTTGTGTTTACAACCTATCCTTGAAGGCAAGCCTTATTACTTCAAGCTTAAGAACGAGGTGATCGTTCCAGCTGCTGGCTTTAACATCATTGCTACAGCTAACACGAAAGGTAAAGGTTCAGACGATGGCCGATACATCGGTACAAACGTACTTAACGAAGCATTCTTAGAGCGTTTCGCAGTGACATTCGAACAAGAGTATCCTAACGCAGCGACTGAGATGAAGATCGTTAAGAACCTCATGAAGCACTATGAATGTGAGGATCAAGACTTTGCAGACACTCTGATTAAATGGGCAGATGCTATCCGTCGTACATTCGAAGACGGCGGTGTAGACGAGACCATCACAACACGCCGTATGACTCATATCGTACGAGCATTCTCAATCTTTAAAAAGAAAGAGAAAGCAATCGAGTTATGCTGTAATCGTTTCGATCCACAAACTAAAGCTGCATTCATGGATGTATTCGATAAGATTGCAAACCCAGCACCTGAGGTGTTACATGATCCGGTTAATGTAAGTGATGCTGCAGCTTATACAATATCAGATGCTTATAATGCTGCGACAGCAGGACAAACGGTAACACCATGAGATTTGCAGAATTAAAACCGACGCAAAAGATGTACGTGATTGAGGTAATGAATCGTTTCAATCACAACAATGAGACTATAGATCTTACGCAGATGAAGGACTATCATAAGATGATGGTCGATGCGCGAGAAGATGGGTGTCCTAAATTAGGTTATCCTAACTGGCTAATAGTAGCAGAGAACAAAGTTTCAAAAGCAGTTTATGGATTTCCGGTCCCCACTGAATCGGAGATGGAGGATTATCTCAGTGGAAATGTAGAAGCGGTGATAGACTTATCTAAGTTTTCACCATTATTAAATAACGTGATCAAGGAGTATGGCCTAAAGCCATAATATATTATGAACAAAATTATTAAAAAATTATTTAACATTAATTCAAAACCAGTGTATAATGGTACAGTATTCGGTAAGACAAGCGACAATCTTATCAATGTTTCCCGTAACGTCGCAATTTCAAGGAGCAATACTATGTCAGCAACATCATCATTAATTAAATATCTTCAATCTGGTAAGACTGTAACTGCAAAACAAATCACTGCACGTTTCGGTTTAGCAAATCCACATGAAGCAGTTCGTCAATTACGTATGAAGGGTTATTCAGTTTATGCTAATAACTCAACATTATGGAACGGTGAAACAACTACTCGTTATAGATTAGGTACACCAAGCCGTAAAATGATTGCTGCAGCTTACGCTGTATTAGGTGGTTCAGCATTCTAAGAGTATCAACTCTAGTAAGTCAGTTCGAGGAGGCGCAATGCCTCCTCTCTTTAGAGTTCTTAACAGAGAGTTCTAAACAGAGGAGTACATTATGATTATTGGTGATAAGAGTAAAAAGCCTATTGAGATCTTAAAAGAATCTCAAAAGACAGACCACAAAGGTGGTCGTAAGTTTGATGGAGGTAAACTACAATATGGTTTATTGCCTCCTCTTGCTTTACGTGAGACAGTTAAAGTATTGACGTTTGGTGCAGAGAAGTATGAGCCTGATAATTGGCGCAGAGTACCAGATGGAAATCGTAGGTATTTTGATGCAGCACAGAGACACCTGTGGGCATACAAGACTGGTGAAGTAAATGATCCAGAGACTGGTGTTAGTCACTTAGCACACGCATTATGCTGTATTATGTTTATGTTAGACATTGATGAAAGTGAGTATGAAGAATGAAATTAAGTAAAGAAACCCTAGCGATAATTAAAAATTATGCAAACATCAATAGCAATTTGCTATTCAAACCAGGTAACATCATCTCTACTATCGCAGTAGGTAGTGAGATCATGTCTACAGTAACTGTAGCTGAGACTTTTCCAGAACAGTTCGGCATCTATGACGTGAATGAGTTATTAGGTGCTCTATCATTATTCAATGATCCAGATCTAACGTTTGATGATAAGACACTCTTAATTAAAGAAGGTAACAGTTCAATCAAGTGGTTTAAAGCATCAGAGGAAGCAATCGTTGCTCCTAAAAAGGACATCATTTTCCCTGAAGCAGAGATCAATTTTAAACTTGATGCTGCAGTATTGAATAACATCCTTAAGACTGCGCCATTACTTAAAGCTTCTGATGTATCATTTACAGGTAACGGTACAACGATCTCAGCAGTCGTATCAGATAAAAAGAATAAGACAGCTAACTCATATCAGTATGAGATCTGTCCTTCAACATTAGTATTTAAAGTAAACATCAAAGTAGATAACCTTAAGTTGATTGGTGGAAACTATGACGTATCCATCTCATCTAAAAAGATCTCTCGCTTTGTATCACAGAGTGTTAACAGTTTAGTATATTATGTAGCAATTGAAGCAGATAGTACATTTGAGTTTTAATTATATCATGAGGTTATTATGCAAGAATATTTGTGGGTTGAGAAGTATCGTCCTCAGAAAATAGACGATTGTATTTTACCAAAGAATCTGAAGGAAACATTTAAGCAGTTCGTCCAAACGGGTGAGCTGCCTAACTTCTTATTCTGCGGTACAGCGGGTGTAGGTAAGACTACAGTTGCTAAAGCATTATGTAATGAAGTAGGCGCCGAATATCTATTGATAAACGGATCCGAAGAATCAGGTATCGATGTCCTTCGAACCAAGATCAAGTCCTTTGCTTCAACAGTATCATTAACTGACTCTAAGAAAGTCGTGATACTAGACGAAGCTGACTATCTAAATCCAAACTCTACACAACCAGCTCTCCGTGCATTCATCGAAGAGTTCTCAAACAACTGTAGATTCATCTTCACATGTAACTATAAGAACCGTATCATCGAGCCATTACATAGTCGATGTGCAGTCGTAGACTTCAAGATCGAGAACAACGAGAAGCAAGACATCGCTGCAGCTTTCTTTAAACGTACCATGGGTATATTAAAGCAAGAGAACATCGAAGCGGATCAGAAAGTGGTAGCAGAGCTAGTTACTAAACACTTTCCTGATTGGAGACGTGTACTAAACGAATTACAACGTTATTCAGTATCAGGTAAGATCGATAGTGGTATCCTATTAAACGTGACTGAAGAGTCATTTAAGCAACTCATCAACAACCTCAAAGAAAAGAACTACACAGAGGTTAGGAAGTGGGTAGCTAAGAATGGAGACTCAGACACTATAAATATATTTAGACAACTATACGACACAGCTTCTGCAAACATGGAAGCCGCAAGTATCCCTCAATTAGTATTAATACTTGCCGACTATCAATATAAGGCTGCATTCGTAGCAGATCATGAACTAAACCTTATGGCTGCACTTACGGAGGTTATGGCACAATGCAAGATGAAGTAAAGAATAGAGAATATGACTCTGATGATTGGGATAAAGCAGCATATTTAATAGAACGTGGGTTTGTACAATCTAATCCAGCTGGTGATAAGATGGATAACATCCGTGAAACAGCTATCAATATTCATACTGTTAAGATGCGCACTTATGATGAGTATATTAAAAATGGTGGGACTCCTCCATTCGAGGGTAAATGATGGAATACTTCTTAATAGGTATAATCGCAGGTATCATATGTGGTTGGTTAATACTTAGAGCACTCATCAACTATAAACTGAAGATGGTGTTAGATGGTATAGCTAATACGCCTCTACCTAAACCAGAATTAAAGATAATTGACATCGACCTTGTTAAGATTAAAGATCGAGTGTATGCTTACGATCGTAAGGACCAATCATTCTTAGGACATGCATCTACAAAAGACGAGATGATCTCAGACTTACGCAAGAGGTTTCCTAATATATCATTCATGGCTAAGACGTCAAATCTAAAAGAGGTAGAGTTCCATGACCCCGTTTGATTTCCTAAATGCTATCAATGAGAACAAGAAGGATCTATTCCAAGACCCTCAGGCAAATAAGGACTATACACCCTTCATGATCAATCGTGGGCTATCATTCTTCCCTGATACAGTCTTATATGCCAATGAGATGAATAAGCATGTCCAGATCCCTACCAAGTGGCAGTTTGAGTTCCTTAAGAACTCCATCCCTAAGAAGAAGAGGTTCTCCAAGTGGCATAAGAGGGATGCAACACCAGACCAAGTTAGGATCATAGTCAAGCATTATAAGTGCTCTGAAAAGAAAGCATATGAGATACTAACTATCCTGACACCCAAGCAACTTATAGAGATCCAGGAAGCCTATGAAGAGGGTGGTAGAAGTTAAAAATTGTATAAATATATCATGTAATTAAATAAAGAAAGTGATTATATAATGTCTATAGCAATGGTGTATTATGATTGGACACCAGATGCAATGTTAGAAGTTGACTTGAT